GTGTGGCCTGTGGAGGTACAGCATTGGGCAGGCTGGGTACTGCATTGTCAATTTTCAAGTTCACTGCATTGATGCCTGCGGTGTTGCGTCCTTCACGTAGCGCACCCACCATGGCCTGCCCATATTGGTTGGCAGTGTTGGCAATGGCTTCTAAAAATTCAGCAGCCATGCCTTGTTGTGTTTCTTGACCATAACCGGCTAAGGCAGGAATAAAAGCCGTGATAGGCAATTGTGCGCCGGCTGTGAGTGTGGCATAGTCAATCGAAGCCAAGGCTTGAAATGTGTCTTCATTGGCACTGTGTGTGGTCATCTCAGTCCAGACAGTGTTCAGTGTGGCGGTGGTATTGGCACCCATGGCTGCGATGGCTGTGCCAATGGCTGCATCAGCGGCCGGGATCAATGCAGCCAATGCAGCATTGTATGTGAGATACACACCTGCGGCCGGACCACTTGGTATGGTTATAGTAGGAGGAATACCATATCCACTGGTGACAACTTCAACCATTTGAGAGTATATGGTGTTGAGTGCGCTAAGATTTCCAGCGGTAACTTGTGCAGAGATGGTACTAGTGACTGTGGTCAAATAATCATTATAAGGAATGCCGGCCGCTGATCCAAAAAAGTCTGTGGTCAAGAACGTGCCATTGGGTCCAGATCCTTTGGCCAATTGAGTGAGATAGTATGTGGGCACCGCATCAGGTACAGGTGTAGACGAAGGTGCGTTGATCAAATCAAGACCCTTGAGTGTGCCTAGTTTTTTTGTGTAGGCTGCTGTTTCGGCTGCTGTTTGTGTGAGTGTGGTCATTGCAGTATTGTCGCCAGTTGTTGTGTGGTGGTGCCAGTTATGCCCTTGACCTGTTGATAGGCAATTTGTAGTGCGCGATTGGCCTGTGCCTGTGCTGATGGCACAATCTTGGCCAAGTCGTCACAGCCCTTGGGACTCACTGTGCCAGAATTTAATATGGGCTCAATCGCACTGTTGACACTGCCATCAGTGTTGTAGATCAACACAGGACCATTAGGGGTGGGCAACGTCAAACTGCTAAAACTGGTAGGGTATAATTTTACGGGATTCAGCAGATCTGCCATGGTGGCAATGTTGGGAGTGGTGCAATCCAAAATTGACAGAACTTCGGCCAAGCAATCACCAGTAACATTAACCAATGCTGGATATGCACGTTTTTGTAAAGTATCAAATTGATTTTGTGTAAGTCCATTCTGATTGTACAGGCTTTGCACATTGTCATTCACAAGATCTGAAATATCTTGGTCAGTTAACCCTTCAGATTTTAATGCGGTAGTTACGCAAGGAGTAGACCCATTCAACATGTTGCCACATTCGGCTAAATTTTGCAGCAATCCCGCAGGGGTGCCAATACGTTCTAATCTAGTGAACTTGATTGCACAACCAATGTTGGCTAGATCTGCACCGAATGCCGGTCCGGCCAAGTTGACTTTGTAGATGTCTCCAGAAATGGTGTCGTCCATGTTGGTAAATGTGGGACCAAGATAATCATCACTGTTGACGTTGACTGCACTGTTGATAATACCATTGGTGAGACTGATATAGCCTTGTGCTGCGCCGAATGCCTGTGCAAATTTACCAAAGTCTCCTCCACCAAGATAAGTGCTGGCTGCTGTGGTTATGCTGGTGGCATAACCTGCATTGCCCACAGTCCATGACACATTGCTGGGCACACTGTCTCCCAAAGCCGGACAGTAGTTGCCACTCACACTGGCACCAATGGTTTTGAGATTAGCTATAGTGCCAGCAGTGATACCAAGATTTGCATTGCTGGTGGCCAACCCAATGGTCAGCAACAAATTGGCCACAGGTACCAATGCATTGTAAGCAGCAATATTGTTGGCCAAAGCAGTGTTGGCTGTGATGGCATTGCCGGCATACATGCCCACACCAGCCCACAGTTGCAGTGGTGTTGCCACTGATTGTGTCATTATGCTGCCCTCACTGAAGCAGATCCTGCTGTGCGAGGATGTCCGCAAGTGTCTGCATCACCATCACGTATCACAGGACGTCCGCCAGCACGTACTGTGCCTGATCCACCTGAGGTCACTGCCGAACAGTGTATACCGCAACCGGGTGATCCACAACAAGGATGCGGTGTAACCCCAATACCAGGTATAACAATGGGACGGCCGTTTACTCGTACAGAAGCCACACCTGAAGTGTTTATTCCTCCTGACGTGTTTGGATCACCTTGTCGTTGTACTGCTGGCATTTTATCCCATTAAGATTTTACTGCGCACAGGCTTGATACCTGTTGTGGCTTCCAAATAACTGTCCCCAACGTCTTCACGCACAGGGGCAATCATGGCCACGCTAGATCTATTTACCGTGACTTCTGCCTCGGGATCTGCTGTGAACAAACTATTCATCAACTGTATACCTTGCTGTCCAGGCACCACTGCCACAGGCTTGCTCAACGTGAGAGTACTGCTGTCAAATGCTGTGATTTTTGCCACTATCTCTTCACCATAGCCCATGCGCATGGTGTATGTTTTTCCTATTTCAACCATTTAGTTTCTTTCTAAGTTCGTTAAATCCACCCACGTATTCTTCATCCAAGAAGATTTGTGGTACTGATCTGGCAGTTGGCACTGCTTCTAATAGTTGTTCACGTGTCCAGTCGTGACTGATGTTGCGCACTTCATATTCAATGCCTCGACTTTCCAACAGGCCTTTGGCTTGTTCGCAAAAGGCGCATTGGTCCTTGGACCATACTATGGCTTTCATGTTTTTTCCTTTTATAAATCTGGTAATTCGTCGTAGTCCAGTTGATCACTCATGACGCCAATAACGTAGTTAGTTGATTCGTTCTCCTGCAGTGCAGTTTGTTTCTTTGACGTGTCCACATGCTTCATGAACCAGGGAATTGGTGTGCTACGTGGTGCAGGTTCCAGATACTTGACACCAATCTCTTTGAGTGCGCCCACTGCGGTGTAGTCCACAAAGTCTTTGAGAATGTTGGCATTGAGTCCAATCACAGGACCTTTCTGGAACAAGTAGTCAGCCCAGGCTTTTTCTTCGCGGATCACATCCAGGTACAGTTGATAAACTTCGGCTTCGCACTCTTTTTTGGCTTGTGCAAATCGCGGATCCTCTTTCACAACTTGATTGATGATCCAAGCAGTCCAGTCCTTGTGCAGGATTTCATCTTGCAGGATTAGGCTGATGATGTTGCCGTTGCCAATAAAGATGCGATTCTCTACCATGGCCAATGACGTAGCAAAACTTACCATGAAGCGGAATGCCTCCAATGCGTAACTTGCGTTGAGGGCAAGCCAAATTGCTTTGATATGTTCTTGTTCGAGAACCATACCTGTCATTTCACTGCTTAATTCTTTATGACAATTTATTCTGTGTAACTCGTCGTAGTATTTGCCCACACTTGATGCCATGTCCACAATCTCTTTGGTGTCGTGGATGGTGTTGAACACATCCTTGGGCACGTTGTAGATGTTGCGAATAATGTGACTGTAACTTCTACTGTGAATGTTGGTTTCAAAGAAACTCCAGTTGTACATCAAGGCTTCCAGTTCAGGAATGCCCACAACAGGAGTAAACACCTGTGCTGGTCCACGTCCTTGCAAACTGTCTAGTGCTGTTTGTCTTAGCAAGTTGCTGGTAAAGATATGTTTCACAGTATCACTTGATTCCTTGAAGTCGTTGGCATCTTTGGTAAGCGACACTTCCTCAGGGATCCAAAAGAAGCCACGTGCCTCTTGTTCGAACTTCACAAGTTTGTTGTACTTGACTTCTTCAAATCGCTGTATGGTCACAGGACCTGCTGGATCCAAAAACATCTTGCGATGCAGGTAGTCTGTTTTGGTGGCTAGATTGTATTGTGCTTGGCTCATTGTTGCTCCAAATTATAGGTTATTCTTCCGTATTTTAAATTGTGTGTCACTGTGAGATTTTGATTGACACAATTCAGCAACACAGGGTTTTCGGCTGGTCCCCAGTGTCCAGTGTCAAGATACATCACATTTGTACCATGTTGCATGCCAACTCTGGGAGTTAACAAAATCAATGATTGGGACCAGGCAGATGTGTCTATGTGCATGCGATATTTCAGTTGACCAAAATCAATGGGGTTGTCATTAATTGTAACTTTTTGGGTATCCAAGGTGTATCGAGCCACACAAGTGCCAGTAGCAGACATTCGAATGTGTGGTATCCAGCCCCATACTGTGTTTTGTTGTCGGGGGAAGTGAACAATACCCTGTTCAAGTTTAGTGCTGTCTTTGGCCTTTATGGGGTGTTGATATTTTTTGGCCATAAAGAGATTTACAGCAGCAACAAATCTCGAATCAATATCTATGCCTGGGGCAAAAGTCAATGGTGCATCTGGTTTGACTTCTTGAATCAACCCACGGGCAAATGCCTCACTCACTGGTCTTGCATAAAATTCTAAAAACAACTGAGATGGCAAAAAGCAAACACCTGGATCACGCGGCATGCTGTGCCACAGTCCCTCACCCCATAGGTTGCCAGTTAGTGTTTCAGTGAAAACAACAGTGGCATTGTGTAGGCCTTTGGTGTGGTTGTATTCTTCGTTGATGAGATGCACCTTTTGTTGTAAACCCAATAGATCAATGATGTATTGACCCAACACAAAACGGTCAGAATCTGATTCATAGGCCACCACGGAGGTTGCCCCATGTTTAAGTGCCAACACAGTGAGTAAACCTGTGCCAAATCCTATGTCCAAACATGGTTGACCTGACACATGGGATGCCAACATTTTGTCATAGAAGTCATTGCGTAGATAGTCATTGATCATGCTCAACAATACCCCGTTGTGATGTTCAAAATCAATACTGTTTAAAAAATCCATGGTCATAGTTTGCAACTTTCGCAGTCTTCCGCATCATCAAAATCAATGACCTCGAGGGGCGCATCTTCTTTATCGGCCTTGGCACCTTGTTTGTTGATCAGGCTATAGTAGAATGTTTTGATGCCCCAGTGATGTGCTTGCATTAGGTTTCGAGCAATCAGCGTGGTGGGTACTTTACGATCTGGCCAGTGTGCTGGATTGTAAAATGTGTTTGTGGAGATTGATTGATCAATATATGCTGCCAACACCGCGGCTGTTTTTAAATAGCCCACACAATCCTTTTGCGCCCACATCATTTGATATTTGTTTTTGAGTCTATGATATTCAGGCACCACTTGTGTGAGGCTACCTGCTTTTGATTCTTTAACTGAAATCAGGCTCATGGGCATTTCAATGCCATTGGTTGAGTTGATAACAACACTGCTGCTTTCAACAGGTGCCACTGCCATCAAGGTGGCGTTGCGTACACCGTATGCTCGCATGTTGCCACGCAAGGTATTCCAGTCCAATCCAGGATCAGGTGTGAAGTCTGTGAGTTCATTCACACCTTTGGCTCTGCGTTCCCAAGGAAACTCGCCCCGACCATAGCGTGTTTTGTCCGAGTCTAAGCAACGACCACGTTCCTTGGCCAGTTCCACAGTGGCTTCGGTCAAGTAGTAGGCTTGATGTTCCATCCACGTCTTGACTTCAGCCAAGGCATCTCGTTCTCCGTACTTGAAGCTTCGTTTGGCGTGCCAGTAGGCAAGGTTGGTGATTCCGATGCCCAAGGGTTGGATCTCATCGTTTGAGAGTTTAGACTGGATGGAGAGAAAGTCTTGATAGTCAAGAATGTTACACAGGCTACGCTGAAGTATACGGCAAGCACGGCGCATGTCTTCTGGATTACGGAACGCACCCCAGTTGATTGAGCCCAGTGTGCAAAGAGCGATACGACCATCACGGTCATCCAGACGTTTAAAGGGTTTAGTAGGAAGAAGTATTTCACAGCAAAGGTTACTCTGGTAAATGGTATGATATTCAGGATCGAATGGTCCTTGGTTCTGCACATTATCAATAAACACTAGATAGATACGGCCGGTGTCAGTGCGTTCTTTGAGAATGCCTGACTTGAACACTTCTTCTGCAGCCATTACCTTCTTTCGAAGTCCACCCTGATTTTCGTATTTAACATACAGTTCTTCAAATAGTGTTGTATCTTTATAAAAGGCTTCATACAGGTCCGGCACTTGGTTGGGATCAAAAAATGTTATGTTCTCTTTGTTCTTGAATCGTCTCCAGAAGAATGCGCTCAGCACAACACCATAGTCCATGTGTCTGACTCTGGTTTCTTCCGTGCCTTGATTGTTCTTGAGCACAATAAGATCATCAAACTGCAAGTGCCATATGGGATAAAACACAGTGGCTGATGCATTGCGGATACCGCCTTGGCTGCAACTACGCAGGTCACCAAACCATTTCTTAAGGAACGGAATCATACCAGTGTGCATGATCTCTCCACCACGTATGGGCGAACCTAGCGGACGTAGTCGTCCAATCTCCAGGCCAATACCAGCACGTTTGCTGGCATACTTGGCCATCATCTCACCGCTGGCAAATATGCTATCGAGGTCATCGTCTGATCTAATAAGAACACAACTGCTAAACTGCTTAGTAGGAGTACCAAGCCCAGCCAGCACAGGT